CCGCTGGCGACCGAATTTCGGCTGCCGATGCAGAATGTCCACCTGGCGTGGTATGAGTACGCCCGCTGTCACGGGTCTTACGCTGGCCATCCTCCAGCGCGGGATTGGAATCTTGAGTCAATGGGCAATACCGACCTGGGCGAGCCGTTGATTGCGCCCTGGTCGGGGATCGTCATCACGGCGACGAACATCGGCGGGTCGGTCGGGCGCGTGATCCAGTTGCTGGGCGTCACGCCGGCGGGCGAGATGGTGCTGTGGGCCGGGTGGCATCTGCACACGATCGAGGTCCAGCAAGGGCAGGTCGTCCAAGTGGGCGAGCTGATTGGCTCGATCGGGAATGCAGATGGGCGGTATGCCGGAGCCCACCTGCACGAGCAAATCGCTGTCGTCAACGGGAGCTATGGTATCCCGTCACCGGCGGCATTCACGACGGATACGCGCTACCAGTGGCGCGATCCGCTGAGTTTCTACGTGGAGCACGGTGTGGATCCGGCGTTGGTCGAGCGCGCATCACTGTTCGACGGGGCGTGACCGGTGAAGATCAGGCGGACGGGTGCAGGACGGGGACAGGCAGCGACCTGGTACGTGTGGGCGGATCAGCCGGAGGAGCAGGCGGCGATCCGGGCAGGGTTGCTGGAGGATCGGTCACCGGATAATCGTGTCCGCTACGTATTGGCCTGGGGTTTTCCCAACCGGCGTGGAGCAGAGAAGGCGCTGGAGAATCTCCGGCCAAAGATCGAGGAATTGACGAGCCGGGTAGGCGGCGATTTGCTGTTGCAGCGCGGCCGGGAGGTCGAGGCGCGGATCCTGACTGAAGACGTGCATCTGGACGTCTGTCGCACTGAATTGCGGGTTCTGATCAACCAATTGCAGGTGCTGGCGGACGAGTTGAATAACGCGAGGCTCATCGCGCTGGCGGGGGAGATGGATCGGTGGCTCGAAGAAGAGAAGCGGCTGTGGCTCCGGGCGGTGAACGCGATGCAGATGGCGTGCATGCTGTGTGTTCTGTACGACGAGCAGACTTCGTATAGTGACAGTGAGAAACCCCAACCACAGGCCAACTCAGAATAGCGTAAGTGATTGAGGGTAGTATGAGGGTATCGGTTGGCTGGGCGAGCGACGAACTGATCACTGTGCTGGCCAGGTTGACGAGCCAGCAGGCGCGCGGGGTGGTGCGCATCGTCGAGGCGGAACTTGAGGGTCGATCGTTATCCTCGCTCCTGGATACGCCGGGGCAGATCTGTACGTCGACAACCTACTATGGATCGGGGAAGCGGCGAGGCTGGAAAGATAACGAGCATTTTCAGCGCTCGCTGGAGTTGGCCAGGCGAGACTACCGGCAGTGGTTACTGGAGCACTCGACGGGCGAGGCGCTGGCCATCCTGGCCAGCACGGCGCCAGAGGCGGTGCGGGCGCTGCGCCAGGAGATCGTCGGGAATATGCCGGCGATCCGGGCGCTGGAGGTGGCGTTGCAGGCCTCCGAGCCGGAGCTGCGGGCGAACGCGGCCCGGCGGCTGGGGGAGACGGGCCTGTCGATGGTGGTGCCGGCGCTGATGACCGCCCTCCAGCGGGAGCAGGACCCGGGCGTGAGGAGTGTATTGGTCGATGCGCTGGGCGCGGTCGCCGGGTTCCGGGATGGGGAAAGACGATTGGCGGCGACCAGTGTGTTGGACCGGGCGGCGGTGGAGACGGCGGCGAAACAGGCCCTCCTGGTGAGCGAGAATGACATTGACGCCGCGATCGAGCGAGAACTGGCGCGATTGGCCGGCGACGGCCAAGATGACGCTTCTGGAGCGGCTGCAGCAAACGCCGACTCCAACGCACTTTGACAGATACATAGACGATCCCGCTTCTTTCGCGCGCGCGGAGCTGGGCAGCCGATTAACGCCGCGGCAGGTGGAGATCCTGGAGTCGGTGCGCGATAACCAGGTGACGGTGGTCCAGTCGGCGAACGCGGTCGGGAAGACGTTCGTCGCGGCGGATGCGGCGCTGTGGTTTGTGCGAACATTCGAGCGGGCGGAGGTGTTCACGGCGGCAGCCCCCCCGCTCGAAAACCTGGAGCGGCTGTTGTGGGGGGAGATCAACAGCCGGCTGCTGGCCAGGCAGGACCTGTTCGAGGAGGCACGGCAGGGTTATCTGCGGGTCCACCTGGGGCCGAACTGGTTCCTGGTGGGGGTGGCCATTCCCCAGAGCGGCAGCCCGGCCCAGCGCGAGGCCAAGTTCTCAGGGAAGCACAGTCCCCACCTGCTGTTCATCGTCGACGAGGGGGATGCGGTGCCGGAAGAGGTGTATCGCGGCATCCAGTCGTGTATGAGCGGCGGGCACGCCCGGCTGCTGATCCTGTTCAATCCGCGTGAAGCGACGGGCCCGGCGTACCGGATGATCCAGGCCGGGGCGCACGTGATCGAGCTGAGCGCATTCGACCATCCGAACGTGGTCAGCGGTGAGGAGGTCATCGCGGGCGCGGTGACGCGGGCGCAGACGGTGAAGCGGGTGGCGTTGTGGAGCCGGCCGGCGGTTCAGGGGGAGATCGACGAAGACGCCCCCGACGCCCCCGGGACGGGGGCTCGGAGCTTGCTCAACGATCCTGATTGGTTCCAGGTGCCGGCGTTCCTGGACGGGGCGATGGCGACGCTGGACGACGGGACGGAGACGGAGCCGCTGATCGGCGGCCAGTGGCGGAAGGTGACGAACCCGGCGCTATCCTACATGGTGCTGGCACGATTCCCTGGCCAGGCGGAGCGGCAGTTGATCAGCCGGGCGTGGGTGGAGGCGGCTCAGCAGCGGTGGCTAGTGTGGCGGGACCAGCACGGGGACAGGCCTCCAGAGGGGATCCGGCCAACTCACGGCCAGGACGTGGCGGAGTTTGGGGTAGACACGAACGTGGCGTGTTTTCGCTACGGTGGCTGGGTGGCGCCGTTCGAGTTGTGGTCGGGGGTCGACGTGCTGGTTACCGGGGATACGGCGGCCCGGCTGGCGCAGGCACGGAACGCGAGAGATAGTTTCGTCGACGCGACGGGGGTCGGGTCAGGTGTGGCCCCGCAGATGCAGCGGTGGTGGGCCCGGAACGGTGACCCGAAGTACAAGGGCCGGGCGACGCCAGTGAAGGTAGCGGAAGCGCCGACGGCGACGGTGGAAGAAGGGGAGTTCGGGCTCCTGCGGGATCAGTTGTGGTGGGCGATGCGGGAGTGGTTGCGGACGGATCCCAGCGCGATGTTGCCGCCGGATCCGGACCTGGCAGATGAGTTGTGTGCGCCGAGATACCGGATCAAGGCAGGGAAGATCAAGGTAAGTGACAAGGAGGCGCTGAGGACGATGCTGCGGCGGTCACCGGATAAGGCGGATTCGCTGTGTCTGACATTCGCGCCGGCGCACGGGTGGGGGGTGCGATAGACAGGGATTTTGACACGGATTTTCGGGATGGCACGGATTCGGAGTGCAGGGCGGATAAGAAGAGTTATGGAACCTAAAGAGATAGAGTTAGAGGAGAGGGAGGAATTGATTGTTGAGAAAGTGTGGCAGCCGGGGGTAGTTTTTACCGAGCGCGAGTTGAGGTTGATCGTTAACTCGGAGGTGTACGTACATAATGACCCGGCCGGGCTACCTGGTCACAACTTGATGGTCATCATCGACAAGTTCGATCAGTTGGTGGGGATGATGGCGGGGTGTTTGACTCAGGAGGAATTGGACAAGTGCGTGGCTATCTTCGAAGAGGACGACGAAGAACCAGAGTAGGCATTTCCTGGGAAATGTGAGTGGGCTGGCCGAAGGCAATCGTCGATGAGTAAAGCTCCGTTTTTGTACAGGCTGGGGACGGCGTTGCAGGTCCTGGCCGGGGAGAAGGCGGCGGGGGGCGACAATGTGACCGCGTACTCGACGGTGTCGACGTGGCGGGAAGGGCGAACGCTCAGCAGCAATTTCGACTTTACGAGTGCGGCTCGTGAAGGTTACATGAGCAACGAGGTGGTGTATGCTGTGATCAGCGACATCGCCGAGAGTGCGGGCGAGCCAACGTTGCGGGTGTACGACGGCGACCAGGAGCTGGAGAACCACGCGGCCCGGCAGTTGATCGTAACACCCAACCCGGTGATGACAGAGTTCGAGCTGTGGGAGCTGACGCTGGTCTACCTGTGCCTGGCCGGGAATGCGTTTTTCCAGAAAGTACGCAGCCGGGCGGGGATCCCGGTGCAGTTGTGGCCGATCACGCCCGGGCGGATGAGCCCGGTTCCGGACCGGGTCAAGTTCATCCGGGAGTGGCGATACCGACTCGACGACGGCTCGGAGGTCCCGATCGATCCACGGGACATTGTACATTTCAAGTATCCGCACCCGCTCAATCCTTATATGGGGCTGGCGCCGATGGCGGTCGCGGCCCGGGCGGTGGACCGGGACAATGACGCGACGGATTTTATCAACGCCTTTTTCAATAACGCGGCGGTGCCTCAAGGGCTCCTCAAAATGAAGAGGCAAGTTGAAGAGGGGGAGGCGGACCGGGTACGGGCCCTGTGGCGGGCGCGGTACGGGGGCCGGCGGGGGTGGTACGACGTGGCCGTGTTGGATGCGGACACGGAGTATCAGCGGCTCGGGCTGACCCAGCAGGAAATGGGAATGCCCGACCTGACGGATCTGACCGAGACGCGGATCTGCATGATCTTCAAGTGGCCGCCGATCCTGATCGGGGCGCTGGCCGGGCTCAAGCGCGCGACGTACGAGAACATCAAGACGGCGCGGAGGATCGCCTGGGAGGATACGCTGTCGCCGATCTACAGGCGGATGCGGGCGCGGATGAATATGCATCTGGCGGAGGATTTTGGCTGGAAGGCGACGGCGGAGCCGTTCCGCTGGGACTACAGCCAGGTGCTGGCGCTGCAGGAAGATGCGAACGCCCGGGCGGAGCGGGCGCGGAATGGATTCGTCGCCGGGGGGATGACGCGGAACGAGTACCGGGCGGTGTTGGGGCTGGATCCCGACCCGGCCGGGGACGTGTACGTGGTCAGCCTGGGGATGTACGAGCAGCCGCAGGGAAGAGCTCTTCCCGCTGGCTCTCCCGGGGAAGGGGATGGGGAGAAATTCGAGGCGTATCCGGCGGTGAGCCGGATGTACTACCTGGTGCGCCGGGCGATGGCGGGCAATGAGCGTGCGGCCCTGGGTTGATCATCTCCGAGAGGATTGGGATGACGCCGGGCTGCGACTGTGGAAAGGGGTCATCGATCCGGTCGCCAGGTCGTGGGAACGGCAGTTCGCGGAGACGGCCTCCTGGCTGTTCGGGGAAGAGAAACGAGGGCTGATCGAGGCGCTCAGGCCAGGGAAGGCGGCGATCGTCGACTGGGTGGCGATCGAATTAACAATCAAAGAGGTGCTGGAATCTCGCGAGGGTGATTGGCGAGCCGGGTTTATTCCACTCTTCCAGGGGCTGAGCGAGGAGTGGGCCGACGAGTGGTCGGTTCAGCTCGGGGTCGATTTCGCGCTGACGCAGCAGCAGGTCCTCGATTTCGTCGAGGATTACTCGTTCAAATTCGTAGAGCGGCACCAGGGCGTGACGCGGGATGGGGTGGCCCGCCTGGTGGCGCAGGCAGCCGAGGAAGGATGGGGGATTCTCGAGCTCATCGGGAGCGGGATCGATGGGACCGGGCTACAGGGGCTCTACGATGGATGGTCATTCCTGCGGGCGGAGATGATCGCCCGGACGGAGACGATCCGGAGCGAGAACGCGGGCGGCCTGGCGGCGTACGAGGGCGCGGGGGTCCAACAGGTGCAGTGGTGGACGGCGCTGGACGACCGGGTGTGCACATTCTGTGGGGCTCTCCACGGGAAGATGTGGACGACGGGCGATGCGCTGTTCAATCTAGGGGACGAATTTCGAGTAGGACGGTCAGTGCTGCGGCTGAATTACGAGGACGTTCGTTATCCGCCGTTGCACGTGTTCTGCAGGTGTACATTGCTACCAGTGGTAGCGTAAACAGGTCAAGCCAAGGAGGCAAATCGGATGTTCAGCAAAAATGGAAACGGTGGTGCATTCAAGCTCAGTATCCACGAGATCTACAACGATGACGGGAGCATAGCCTGGTGGAAGTTCGCGGTCACAGCAGGGCTGATAATCG